TTACGGAGGACGCATGAGCTGGATCAACATCGCCCGAGTCGGAAAGTTCAAGGACATGGCCGGCCGCCTGGTGGACTTCACCCGGTCAACGCTTGAGCAGATCGCGCGCGACTACGACCCCAAGCGCCTGCAGGCCCCGCTCGTCTTCGGCCATCCGCAGACCAACGACCCGGCATTCGGCTGGGTCGAGGGGCTGCGCGTGGTGGGCGATACACTGCAGGCCAGGCTCAAGGACGTGCCCGAGGAGGTCAAGGCGCTCATCGCCAAGGGCCACTACCGCCACGTGTCCATGAGCCTCAATCCGGATTGGACCCTGCGCCACGTGGGTTTGCTCGGAGCCGTGCCACCGGCCATCGACGGCCTGGGTGAGGTGAGTTTCGGCGCAGACGAGGACGCCACGACAATCGAATTTTCAACCGAGCCCGCACCCGCGGACTCACGGGAGGCTGACATGGCTACGCTGGAGGAGCTGCAACGCCAGCTCATGGACAAGGACAAGGAGATCGCCACGCTCACCGCCGAGCGCAATGAGGCCGTGACGGCCAGGGACAAGGCCACGTCCGATTTCGCCGCCTTCAGGGGGGAGCAGGAGGCCAAGGCCCGTGAGGCGCGCTTTGAGAAGCTCGTGGCCGACGAGAAGGCCCTGCCTGCCGAAAGGGACCAGATCCTGGGCTTTGCCGCGACCTTGGGCCAGGCCGGCACGACTGTCAATTTCGCGGCCGAGGGCAAGGTCGAGCAGATCAGCCAGGAGGAGTCCTACTGGCGCAGCCTGGAGGCCCGCAAGCCCCACGGCCTGCTCACCGAGTTTGCCACGGCCGAGCGGGCCGCGCCGGGCAAGCGGGCCGACGACAAGACGCCTGTCGACCTGACCAGCAAGGTCTAGGCGCAAGGAGAGTACGACATGCCCATCAACGGCAAGATTCACAGCTTTAGCTACGACGACGAGCGCGCGGGCATCAAGGGCCACGGTCCGGTGCTGGTCACTGCCTCATTCGCGGAGGCCCAGGGCGTGCTGCCCGTGGGCCTCATCCTGGCCAGGGACGAGGACGGACACTTGGTGCCGCAGGCCGATGATGCCGAGCCCGTGGCTGTGCTCGACGAGATCCTGGACACGGCCCTGGCCACGGCCGGAGTGGTGGTCATCCACGGCACCGTGCGCCGCGACGTGCTCAAGGTCGGTGCGACCGATCCGGCCGAACCCAATGCGGCCATGCTGCGCAAACTGCAGGACGGCGGCATCTACCCGGTCTAGGCCGGGCCAGCCGCAATCACATCGGAGGACATCATGCTCGACATCCGCGGACTGTTCAGCCGCGACGCCATCGTGCGCTACCTGCTCGCCCTGCCCGTGATCAAGACGCCCATCATGGACAGCTTGTTCGTTAACCGGCCCCAGCTGGCCATGCCCATCGTGGGCGTCCACGAGATCAAGGGCGTGGTGCACGCTCTGCCCGTGGTCAAGCGCGGCTCGGCGTCCATCCCGGCCACCAGGGATTCCGGCCAGGCCGACTTCTACGAGCCCTTGCCGGTAAAGCCCAACACCTTCGTGGCCGGGATGGACCTCAACAACCTCAAGCTCCTGGGCCAGAACGCCAAGGAGACCTGGGCGCAGGGCAAGGCCGACCTGCTGCGCCGGGGCGTGCGCAAGACTACCGAGGCCCTGTGCTCCCAGGCGCTTGGCGGCGAGATCGACTGGCCCGTGCAGATGGAGGCTGGAGGTTTCGAGCGCTGGGTTATCGACTTCGGGGATGCGCTCAGCGTCACCCCGGCCAAGAAGTGGGGCGCCGAGGGCGTCAGGCTGGCCGACGTCTTCGAGACGCTTACGGCCATGCAGGAGGCCTTGGAGGCCGAAGGCTACGGCGGCGAGGTCGAGATTCAGGCCTCGGGTGACGTGTACAACCAGCTGTTCAGGCTGGCCGAGGACTCCAAGACCACGGCCAAGATCCGCGTGGAGATCACGGACCAGGGCATCAACGTCGGCGGTTTCCTCGTCCGGCGCCGGGCCGAGAAGTACCGCGACCCCGAGACCAGGCAGATGACGCCCGTGGTGCCGGCCAAGACCGTGCGCATGGTCGCCAAGGATGCCGACCACCGGCTCATCTACGCGGCCGTGGACGATTTGGACGCCAACCTCCAGCCTCTGCCCATGTTCGTTAAGCCCCTGAAGCGGGACGATCCCAGCGGCTGGATGCTGGTGGGCGAGTCCAAGCCGTTCCCGGTGCCCAATATGCGGGGCATCTGCGTGGCCCAGGTGCTGAGCTAGGTCCTGGCGTAGGGCTTTGGTCCGCGGACTAGTCTAAGACTAGTCCCAAACGCGCGAGAGAGGTGTCTGTGTACTGCCGTCGTGAGGATTTGAGCGAGTATCTGCTCCTGGCCTACCAGGCCAAAGCCGAGGAGATCGCGCCCGGCATCGTTGACCGCTGCGTCGCGGCGGCCAACGGTCGGGTCGAGGACGCCCTGCGCGCCACGTTCGTGTTGCCGCTCGCCACGGTCCCGGACACCCTGCGTCAGATCGCGGCGGCCCTGGCCGCCCACGGCGTGGTCGGCGCCATCACCACGCTGCTCAACGAGGCCGAGTTCATGTTCCTCCTGGACCAGGTCCGGGAGGCACGCAAGGCGCTCGCGCGCATCGTCGAGGGCAAGGACGACATCGGCCTGGAGCGCCTCGGCGCCGAGCCCGTGGCTGATGCCGGCGTCGAGGTCCACGCGCCCCAGGCCCTGTTCGGGCCTGACACCTGGGAGCGCTTCTGATGGCCGGCGCGAGCTTCAGGATGGATCTGTCCGGCCTGCGTGGCATGGTCGGCAAGGCCATCGCCCACGTGCAGGCGCGGCAGGAGCTCATGGAGCAGATCGGCGAGCAGCTGGTCAGCTCCACGCAGCAGCGCTTCGAGGACGGGCGCGGGCCGGGCGGCGAAAATTGGGAGCCGTCCATCCGCGCCCAGGCCGAAGGGGGGCAGACCCTGGTGGACACGGCCAGGCTCAAAATCTCCATCGGCTACGAGGCCAGTCTCAACCTGGTCGCCGTGGGCACGAACGTCGAATACGCGGCCACGCACCAGTTTGGGGCCGATATCCGCGCCAAGAACGCGCCGTACCTGCGCTTCCAGGTCGGTGGGCGCTGGGCGCGAAAAAAGGCCGTGAGCATCCCGCCCCGGCCATTCATCGGCATTTCGAAGCAGGACATCGTGGACACACAACAGACCGTGCAGACCTGGCTGGCCGCCGGCTTCGGCGTCCGCGCCGGGCGGTGACACTCAAAATGAGAAGTCTTGCCGAGCAGATCATCCGCGACGCGGCCGTGGCTGCAGGGCTGCCGGCTGAGCGCGTGGACCGCAAGCCCGAACGCGAGGACAAGCTGGCCAAGTCGCCCCGACTGGAGATCGAGTTTTTGCCGGAGAGCCTTGCGCGCGACTACGACAAGATCGCGCGGGTACCGTCAGAGACGCAGCCCGGCACGCACGAGACCATCCGCGCGCGGATCTACACCCGCAGGCTGGACGTGCGTGTCGAGATCATTGCCGACGACGAGGAGTGGCTGGAGGCCTTTATGCCAGCCTTTCTCCTGGTTCTGCCGGCGCGGACGGCGGACGCCGACAACAACCTGGTGCGAGTGGAAGCGTTTCGCGCGATCCTCGGCGGCTATGGGCGCAAGACCGTGGAGGTCTTCCGTCGGCGCGCGGCAGCCTTGCATATCCGCATCACGGGCATGCTCTGCCAGGATGAGGAGCATCCGCTGGTGCGCAAAATTAACGTCACGGACGGCCTGACCGTCCAGGAGGCATGACATGGCCAAGGACAAGACCAAGGCTGACCTGGCCGAGCGCCAGAGCGAAAACCGCATCGATCCGCGCCGCGCGGCTACGTCCGAGCCGGCCGAAGTCACACCGGCCAAGCCCGACGAAATGCGCCTGGTGGAGGAGCACGCCTACGCGCAGGGTCTGCCGGCTTGGGAGCTGGCCGCCCTGCGCCAGGCCACAGGCTGGGCTCCGGGCAAAACCGTCAGCGCCGAGCAGTTCGGCCAGGCCGTGGAGCTGCTGCGAAGACGGAGGCTGGGCGGCGGGCGCATCGCCAGGAACAAGGGGAGGTAATCCATGGGCGACGTACTTGAGTACATAGTTGACGGCACCTCGGGCCTGGCGCCCGGCGGCGTGGACGGCTCGTGCATCGTGGCCGGCGTCTGCTCCAAGGGCGAGGTCGGCAAGGGCTACTTGGTTGGCAAGTCGAGCGACTTGGCCGACCTGCTGGGAGTCGGTCCGCTCGTGGACAGGCTGCGCGATCTGTTCGCTACGGGCGGCCAGACGGCCATCGCCGTGCCGGTGGCTGGCCAGGTTGGCGGCTACGTCTCGTCGGTCAGGCACACCGGCAGTGGCCCGGAAGCAACGGTCAGTGGCGTGCCGGCCGAGAACGCCGACGCGCTCGTGCAGATCGTGGACGCTGGCGCGCTCGGCGCGGCGACCTGCAAGCTGTCCCTGGACGGTGGTAAGGCTTGGGAGATCGCTACAGCCACGCCGGCTAACGGCCAGATCCCGCTCGGCGCGTCCGGAGCGACCCTGGTCCTGGAAGATGCCGACCAGGTCGCCGGGGACCAATACGCCGTGACCGTGCGCACGGCCATCGGCCCGGTGTCCAAGGTTGGCACCGGTCCGGACATCACGGTGGCCGGCACGCCCAGGGCGGCGGCAGAGGTGACCTTGCAGATCGTCACGGCCGGCGGGCGCAACGAGGGCACCTACAGGCTTTCCGTGGATGGCGACAGCTTCGGCCCGGAACGGACCATCCCCGTGGATGGGGCCATCGCCGTGGGCGACACGGGCGTGACCATCACCTGGCCGGCCCAGGAGGGCGTGGCTGGCACTACCTACAGCGTCCGCGTGCTGCCGCCCGTGCCGACCATCGCGGCCGTCATGAGCGCCCTGGAGACGCCGCTTGAGCTGTACGACGTGGAGTTCGTGCATGTGGCCGCGCCCACGGATTCCGTGGACTGGGCTGCGCTCGGAGTGCTGGCCGACACACTCTGGAATTTGCACCGACCCACCTTTTTCTTGTGCGAATCCCGCCTGCCCTACGACGGCGAGGACGTATCCGACTGGACCGCCGCCATGCTCCAGGAGCGGGCCAGCTACGCGCATCGCTTCGTGGCTGTATGCTGCCAATTCGGAGAGGTCATGGACGTCACGGGCCGGCGCGTTGTGCGCAACTGGGGCGGCCTGGCCGCCGGACGCATCATGGCCATCCCGGTCATGCGCGCCATGGGCCGCGTGCGCGACGGCGGCATCGCCCCGGCCACGCTGCCCGAGGCTTGGGGCGAGGCTATCCAGAAGCCCCTGGAGAAGGCCGGCTTCCTGACGGCCAAACGCTACGCAGGCCTGTCCGGGGTCTACTGGGGCGACGCGCGCACCCTGGCCGACGCCACCAGCGACTACCAGTACATCGAGGTGCTGCGCACCGTATTCAGGGCCGTGCGCAAGCTGCGCATCCA